GTTTGAAGGCGAGCGTCCTCCCGTCCGCGTCTACAATCGCGCCACGGGCAAGTCCGCTCTTGCCAGAATTCTCGATGTCGGCCCGTGGATGATAGACGATGCGTATTGGGATCGCGGCACGCGGCCGGTCGCCGAGACCTGCTTTCACACCGAGCAGCCGCTGCCGAGCGGGCCGAATATGGGACGGGTGCCTGCGAATCCGGCCGGAATTGATTTGAGCCCGGCGCTGGCCGAGGAGATCGAGATCGAAGGCAAAGGACTCGTTGACTGGCTTTTTGAAGTTGAGGCTTGAAAAAATGCCACTCGAAGCTGGCTCCATGCCTGCCTTCAAAAAGAAAAAGCCGCCCCCGTTGCCGAGGGCGGCTGATCCAGAAGACCTTTCGCTGCCAACGGGCCTTCCCTACGCCGCCTTGCGAGATTTAGAGGGAAATCCTTCCAGGGAGCGCGGGGCCCTCTGCGCAATCTCACCTTCTTTACGGCCTTGCACCGAACACGCGCTGACGGCGACGCCTGTGTGGAAAGTATCCCCGGTCCCTAGCTGATTCTCAGAGCATGCCGCAGAGTGGGCCGGCAAACAAGCGGCTGATAAACAAGGGACCCCATCTCATGAAGATCATGATCGCGTTCGGCGTTGCGCTTTTGTGCAGCACTGCTTGCGTTGCTCAGGATCGCGAGCGCGGCCCCGGCGTCGGCGTTGAGATTGGCCCCGGCGGCGGCGTTGAGATTGGCCCCGGCGGCGTGCGCGTGGAGCCGCCACTGCGGCCTCGGCCCGACGAGCCGCGATACCTCCGCCAGCGGTGCAGGACCGAGATCACCATCGATGAAGACGGCCGTCGAACGCGTCGCCGGATTTGCCGAGAGGGCTGATGGACATGGCAATCATCGGTGCACTGTTTGTCTGCGCTTGATCCAGGGATTGCGCTTGTTGCTGGCTTGTTCTTTGCTAGTTGCCCATCTGCAATTGGCTGGTGAATAGGGGCCGTTGTTATCGATGCGGTCTATTGAATGCTTAGGAGAAGGCCGCGGTCCCATATCGGCGTAGAAATTTTCGAAGGAATTGAGCCAGCGCTCGCAGATGGTGATGCCGCGGCCGCCGTAATCAGCCCATTGTCTGTTTGTTGGGGTACAACAGCGGTCGTGCATTGCGCTCCAGCTCTTGAATTCGAGTGTGTTGGTCATGCCGTGGACTGTTGAAGCTTGATGTGCCTTTGGAAGCACTTGCTCGCGCCAAAGACAGCCGCAAGATTTAATAAGGCCACGTTTAATGTGATCAATACGACCGGTGCAATCTGCGCCGCAGTCGCAATGAAAGCGATAGGCGATATGTTTTCCTATATTAGATATTCGTTCCACGGCAATCAGACGGCCGAAACGGCTTCCAGGCTCTAAAGGAGCGTGACGCATATGGCGGTCATCGGTGCATTGATTGGTGTAGTTATTGTAATCCTACTGCTCGGCGTTGTCTATTGGGGCATTCAGCAGCTGCTGCCCTTGATCCCGTTGCCGGACCCGTTTCGTCAGATCGTGCATGTGGTGATGGTTCTGATCCTCGTGCTGATCGTGATCTATATAATTCTCGTGCTTCTTTCCGCGGTCGGCATTCATGTGCCGCTGTTCCACACCGAGCTTGCCGGCATTCAGCTGGCCGCTTTGTGAACGGTTTCCAGATTGCGGCGGCGCTCGCCGATGGCCTCATCAATGACGGTCCTAAACTTTTCCAGAACATCGATTTCCATTTCATCGCCAATATCATTATTGCTGGCGATGGCTTCCATGAAGAATGGCAGGAAATTTGTTCCTGAAACATGACAATCAAAATCGGCCCAAAAGAAATCGATGTCGATGCGACCTTCATTCGTTTTTTCGTCCTCCTGGAACCAGAGTGTGCATTTCAACGAGCGAAGCAGCAGCTGCAGGCATTCGGCTTGCACCTTTGACAGTTCGAGTCTTTCAGCCAGCTCAGTGATGTTGAAATCGCCAACGTACATCTCTCTTTCACCAAACGGATGGAATTCTTCCATTTCAGTCTGCTCCTTTAGATGCGGGTAGAATCGTATAGAAAGGGCTTGGCCCATGCAATCACTCGCAAGGCACGAGATCGAGCCGTTCCGGCCGCGCGCTGAGCCTCGCCGAGAGAGCCGCGACTTGCCGCCTCCCCTCCCCGGCGGCAATCTCTTTCGGCGCCTTCTGACGGCCCATGCTGTCGCCAATGTCAATCGCCGACCGGTGACTGATATTATCGGCGAGATGTGGCCGTCAGATCGGCTTCTCGCCGAATTGACTGTCCGCGCGGTGTCGGCGCCGGCAATGACCGGCGTGGCGGGATGGAGCGCTGAGTTGGCGCATAAGCTCGTCTTTGATGCGCTTGAAGGCTTGGGCGCCTCGGCGGCCGGCGCCCAGTTGCTGTTGCAATCGCTCGTGCTCGCGTTCGACGGCAATGGCTTGATCAGCGCGCCCGGCTTTGTGGCCAATGCGGGCAGCGCGGGTTTCGTCAGTGAGGGAAGTCCAATTCCGGTCAAACAGCTTTCCTCGGCCGCGGCGCTGCTTCAGCCGTTCAAGCTGGCGGCTCTTGCCGTGCTTACACGGACGATGATCGATTCCTCGAATGCCGAGCAGCTCGTTGGAGACACCCTTATGCGCTCGGCCGCGCTCGCGCTCGATGCGCAGTTGTTGGGCTCGGCAGCGGCGACGGCTGCGGCGCCTGCGGGATTGCTCAACGGCATTACCGCGTCGACGCCGAGCACCAACACGGACGAGATGGGCGCGTTTTATGAGGACTGTCATACCCTTCTCGATGCGGTCTCGGCGGTCGGTGGAAATGGGCCGTTTGTTCTCATCGGTTCGCCGGGGCGTGTGGCTACAATGGTTATGAGGTTTGTGCTGCAGCCGGGGAATGTCTCGGTGCTTGCAGCGAATGCAGTCGGGAATAATCTCGTTTGCGTCGCGCCGAACGCGATCGTGGCGGCGCTGAGCCCTAATCCTGTGATCGAAACTGCGACGGCTGGAGAATTACATATGGAAGGTGCCACGCCACTACCAATCGTAAATGGCGGCGCGCCGGCTGCGCCGTCACGGAGTCTCTTTCAAACGGATTCCGTAGCGCTCAAGATGAGATGGCCGGTGACGTGGGCTTTGCGTGATCCGCGCGCCGTTGCTTGGCTCACGCCGGGGGCGTGGAAATAATCGGCCGCCGCCCGACAAAGGCCGCTTGGGCTTCAAGACGTCTCTGGTCGGGCAGCAGCCTCAGACGTCCTGCGACGTCGGTCGAATCAATACAAGAACGGCTTGGTGGGTGCAAGATGAAGCTCTCGCCTTCATTTGTCGATGGTGCGCCGCCGTTCCCCGAGGCACTGATTGCCTTAGAGGAAACGTGCTTCGGCTGGCGCGGGCTGACTTCACGCGGTGAGCTGCTTGTCGTCAATGGCCAGAACGGCGACAAGGCGACGCTGCCGACGGACAGCGTGATCGTCACGCGCGGCACGGTCGCAACGCGGGTCTGCGTACCGCCGAAGCCAGCGAAATGGAAGATCGACGAGTTTCTGAGCCGTCATCGGCGATCGACTGATTTGACGAAGGCGAACCGGCACGCCGAGGCGCTGGAGTTTGCCAACGCAGCGATCGAGCTTGCCGATACGCCATATCCTAGATTTAACCGCGCCATGATCCTGCTGGCTCTCGGCCGCTGGAAGGAGGGCTTCGCAGAATATTACAGTTGCGAGCAATGGCCACCTTTCGAGCGGCTGGTAATCCGTAATGCGCGCGCGGTGGGCCTGAAGTTGTGGACTGGCCAGGAGATCGCCGGCAAGCGGCTGCTGCTCGTGCATGCTCATGGGCATGGCGACACGATTATGTGCCTGCGCTACGTCGAGATGCTCCGCGCGGTCGGGGCTGATGTGGCGCTGAAGGTGCCAGAAGCATTGCGTCGCATTGCAGAACAGTTCGCGCCAGTCGTGGAGTCGTTCCAAGAGGCCCAACCGGATTTCGTTTGCCCGATACTGCAGGTGCCGGGGCTGCTGTCCGTAACGCCGGAGCGCGTGAGGGCTGAGAGATACGTTCACGTTGATGCTGGCGCCGTCGAGGCAGCGCGCGCAAGGCTTGGGCCCGGCCGTCACATCGGCATTGCTTGGCTGACGGGTGACGAAGTGAAAGGCGATTACGCGCGCGCGATCCCGTTGGCGCAGCTGGTCAAGCATTTGAGCGGCGAGGGCGTTGTCCTTCACAGCGTCCAGCGGCAAGGTGGCATCCAGGCCGTGGCGCTCGGTGTCCAGGTTCACGAGATGCGCGATTTCTCCGAATGTGCGGCGCTCATGCTGGCGCTTGATCGGATTGTCACGATCGACACTGCAGCCGTGCACCTTGCCGGTGCGATCGGTCACCCGCGGATTGACCTGCTGCTGAGCTACTGGTCATCCTGGCGCTGGCTCGCGCCGTGGTATGGTAATGTCAGACTTCATAGACAGAAGGCGGTGGGCGATTGGACCAGCGCGCTCGCACAGCTCGATTCATGATTGCCGCGCTCTTTGTGCAAAAGAACGGAGTTTATTGGAATCTTGAAGATGTGGACCCGTGGGACGAGGTGCGTGACGCGCGAAACTATGTCGGACCATGGCCGGTGGTGGCGCATCCCCCGTGCGAACGCTGGGGACGGTATTACTGGGGCGGTCCGACGATTGCAAGGTTTGGACGTCCGCATTTCGAAAAAGGTGATGACAACGGGTGTTTCGATGCAGCTCTTGCATTGGTGCGGCGATGGGGCGGAGTGCTGGAACATCCTGAAGGTTCCTCTGCGTGGGAAGCTTTCGGATTGATACGGCCGCCTCGGTGCGGCGGCTGGATCGTGGCTGACTGGCATGGCGGCTGGAGTTGCTGTGTCGAGCAGGGTGCTTATGGACATCGTGCCCGCAAGGCAACATGGCTCTATGCAAATGGCGTCGAGTTGCCGTCCCTGCGCTGGGGGCCTGCGCGGGGCAAATTTGATCTGCTGGATGCGCATTCCAGATCGAAGACAGAACGTGCGCGATTGATCAGGACCGGTATCTGCCAGCAGCTGTCAAAGCGGCAGCGAGCCGCTACACCAATCGAGTTCCGCAATCTGCTGCTATCGATGGTGCGTGCAGAGCAGACGGCGCCTGGCGATTGGGAAAGTGCGCTTGCACAGGTCGGTTGGTAATCAGGCCACGGCCTTGAGCGGGGAGAATTTGGACCCGCAATACTTGCAGACCTTGGCTTGAGCGAGGACGGTCTCAGCACACTCTGGGCACCGCTTAAATTGCGCCGCCATCCGGGCCTGGGCGCGCTTCCTGAATTTTGAATCGATGAGCTGCCATGTGAGGCTGATGGCCGCCAGTACAAGCGGTACTGTCCATGAGTCTTGATGACCATAAAAACGGTCTCCGGCGACAGCTAGAACCATTAACAGAGTGAACGCCCATAAGAACGTTGTGAACCGAAAGCTTGCAAGGAAGGCTCCGATGATGAGAAAAGCAATCGCGAGCAAGATGCCGCCGGCAATAACCAACATTGGTTTGATCTCCTTCTGATCCGGCTTCCATATAGGCGCTGGTCCGGTCAGCAAAATTGCTGATTCATGCCAAAGAGTTGCTGATATGTGCCAGCCTTCAGTTTTTGGCGCGCTCGACCAGCTTAACATGGTCAAAAACCACGAGCAGCTTCGCGCGCATCTCCCGCATCTCTTTCGCCTTTTTCTCATCTGCCGTCATGGTGCTCTCAATTGCTGTGGGATTTGAAATAGGCCTTGACGTCGGCGACTTGCCGCGCCGTCAGCGTCTGAACCTTGGCGCCCGGCTCGATCTCGTCCCCGGCGCAGCGAACGCACCAGCGCTTGGCAGCTTTTGGCGATGAGCGCGCCACCCAGATCGCGCAGCCGCAGATGTCGCAGCGCCTTTTCCGCGCAGCAGTTGCCGGGCGCGGCTGCATCGAAAGCGGCATGCAAACTAGAACTGATACCTCCGGCATCTTTGAAGACTCCCTCCCAATGGCCAAAACCACGGTAACCGCGACTATAAAGGCGGGCCAGAGCTTATCGGCCTCAGTCAACATCGGCAACAACGCGCCGGCTTTGATTGCGGTGCCGTCAAACTTTGCCAAGGCAAATCTGAGCTTCCAGATTTCGGCCGATGGGACGCAGTTTTTTGATCTGCTGGAGTCCGATGGCAGCGAGACCTTGCGCGCCATTGAGCCCGGTGCTGCGATTCCGTTGGTAACGCTTTCGAGTGCCATCACCTATTTGAAAATTCGATCGGGTCCGCGCGACGGCCCGATCGTCCAGCCCTCCGATGTCACTGTTGTTCTGATAGCCGTTTGATCGATTGGCAGACGAAGCCGATTACAGAATGGCCTCGATGCCCTTGCGGCGGATGACGTTCAACAGCACCAGCGCCGGACCGGTCGGGCGCTTTGCGCCGCGTTCCAATTTGGAGATGTGGTCAACCGTGAGATGGAGATAGCGCGCGAAAACCGCTTGGCTCATTTTCGCACGCTCGCGCAGCTCCTTGATTTCGGTACCCGTCAGAGGAGTGACCGTTTCGGCCGGCGGGGCGCGGTTGAGATCGCGCATCGTCAGCTTGTAGGCTTCCTCGTCCATAATGCCGACAGAGCGCATGCCCTCGACGGTCTCGGTCATTTCCCGCGTGAAGCGGTCATCCAGTTTCTTTTTCGCAGCGCTTGTCATCTTCGCACCTCCAAAGCAATCATCAGGCGATAGCCGTCGCTTCGACCCTGCCCTTTGGCGATCTTTTCCCCCCGTGCGAAGAGGGCAAATGTCTTGAGCTGGTAGATCGGCACGACACCTCGCTAGTTCAATGAACCATAGTCCAGTGAACGGCTAATTGATACCAAGATCGGCGCAAGATTATTGCGTTGCGTCGGTCGGGGCGCAAAGCCGCCGGTGCGCGGATCGAGCGCCTGGCGTGGCTTGCCGATCTGCCAGTGGAGCGGATGGATCGTGAACTATGCCCGAGGCTCAGGCGCTCGAAAAGCCCGTTCGATCCGAGACATGGGCCGCGGTACGCGCCGAGAGCCTGAAACTTCTTGCCAGAGACTTTGACGAGGGCAAGCATCCGCGCGAGCCCGCTGGCTCGCCGGAGGGCGGCCGGTTCGCAGGCGGCGATAGCGATGGCGGCGAAGATAAGGAAAAGCCTGCGCGGCCGGAATTGTTTCCAGAACTGCCGCCGCCGCCGCCGCCAAAAAAAGATTCAGAGATCGATGATTTCGCCAAGGACGATGTGCAGATCGATAGGACGACGCGCACGGATAAGGAGCAGAGCGAAAAGTTCATCAAGCAATGGAACGATCGCATCGGTACAGCGCCCGCTGAGTTCAAGAAGCAGTTTCTCGGCGGTATTCCGAGCACGATGGCAATTTCATACAACGATGACGAGCAGACGATTTCAATCATTGGCGAGTTGCTGGACGCGAACGGAGACGGGATTGGCGAATATATTCGATCGATTGACATCGACAGCAACAAAGCATCAAGCGAATATTTCAAGCTCTCTGACACCAAAACAGCCGCTGGCATCGGCAAGCACATGCTGGCCGCCAACGTCGCGTTTTATCAACACATCGGCCTCGACGCTGTCGAGCTGCATGCCAACATCGATGTCGGCGGATATGCTTGGGCGAAATACGGGTACGTTCCGACCAGCAGATCGTGGGGCTACCTGTCAGATGTGATTATCGAGAAGATCAGCGAATTGTCCGGCGGATTTGCTGCAGGCGACGTCGACACCTTGCGTGATCTGGCCAATAGCAGCGATCCAAAAGCGATATGGGCTATCGCCGATTCAACGCACGGCAAAAATTTGCTTCTCGGGACCACCTGGAATGGCGTGCTGAACCTGCACGATCCCGAGACGATGGAGCGATTCAATGCCTACGTCGGAAAAGAACGTGCCAAAGCCAAAGCCTGGAGCCCAGGAATTCTTCCTGTCGGAGCGGGGCAAGCGCATGGACGCAGCACTGCACGGACCGATATTGGCGGCGGGCAAGGACGAGGCCGCCAAGAGCGTGAGCCGCAAGGTGGCAGAGCGGCTCGGCATCGCGAAGGACCGCATAGCGGCGCTGTTGGGCAAGAAGAAATAACCCGCGATTGGGACGAGGAGCAGCATCCGCGCGAGCCATCAGGTTCATCCGGCGGCGGCCAATTTACGTCCGGAGGCGGCGGCAGCAGCAGCAGCGACGCCAAGGCGACTGTCGGCAAGTTCGTAAAAGAGCATATCAGCGACGTCGTTCATTCGGTTGGCCAGAAGCTCAAGGAAAACCAGAAAGAGTTGTTGGCCGCCGCGGTCGTCGGCGGACTTTATCACGTTGCTGGCGTCGATTTTCCCGAGGACGTGGCCGAGCGGATACGCGACCAGGTCGTCCATTTCGCCGATAACGCCAATGTCTCGATCGCGGTTGCGCGCGGCTACATGCAGCAAGTGGCCAACAAACTCGTCGAGCTGCGCGGTCATAAGGCCAAGGCCGATATGGATGACCCGGTTCTTTGTGCATTGTTGGGATTAAAGAAACTGCTCGATGACGACGAGCTGTTCAAGGACAAGCCGGGGACGGAAACGACGAATAAAGCAAGCAAGCGCGACGCTGTGAACGACGCGCCTGCCGTGCCTCGGCATGCCATGCCTCGCCGGGACACACCCAGCACTGAATGGCCATGCTCAGCATTGCCATCCAACGGACAAGCCGTTGGCAAAGCGAGCATAGCGTCCGCTGCACAGGCAAAGCAATCGCCTCGTAGGAATCGTGAGGACAAAGTCATGCCGATTTCGCCGGGAAAAGAAGAAAGTCAGGAACAATGGATGGCGCGATGCACGCCGGACATGATGGGCGAAGCAGGCGGGACTAGGCGCCCGCAGGAGCAGGCGGTCGCTGCGTGCATGCAGATGTGGCGCGACGCGCACCGCGGGCAGAAACAGGAGACCGGCTACATCGATCCAGACGAAGACGATATCAATGCGCCCGACCCTGACGACGACGAGAGCCACGACGATTTCATGGATCGTTGCGTCGAGCAGGTGACATCCGATGGAGATGTAGACGAGGACACGGCGCAGGATGCGTGCCAAACCGCATGGGAAAATCGTAAGGCAAAGGACATTATTCGCAAAACGCATTCTGAAACTGTGCGCGGGTCGGAATACGTGCTTAGCGACGATAGTATTGACAGAATGGGCGACTCGATTCAAACCAATGGCTGGGATTTAGCCGAGTTTGCAAACGAAAAAAATCCCATCGCATTGTTTAATCACAATCCTAATTTCATTATAGGACGGTGGCAGGATGTGCGTGTCGATGGCAACGTCCTGCGCGGCAGGTTGGAATTGGCGAACAAAAATACATCGCCAAGGGTAAACGAAATTCGCAAGCTCGTCGAACAAGGTATTCTGAAGGCCGTCAGCGTCGGATTCCGCGATCTTCAAAGTGAGCCGCTCAAAAGTGCAGACGGCAGAGCGCTCGGCGGCCTGCGCTATTTGCGGCCTCAGTTAGTCGAAGCATCGCTCGTGGCCGTTCCGGCTAATCCTAATGCGCTGGCTATCGCCAAGTCGCTCAATATCTCCCCGCGGTTGCTCAATCAAATCTTCGCCAAGCACGGCACTGGAGGTTTGATCAGGCGCAACGGGCTCACTGGCAAGCACGCCCGAATTCACGACGTCAATGGAAAGGGCGCAGCCATGTCGCTCGCTCAAAGAATTATGACTCTCGAGGAGCAGCTCCGGGAAAACAAGGATGCTCTTCAGACCCATCTCGACAACCTCGATGACACCGATGTTACCGATGCCGAGATGACGCAGACGCGGCAGTTCAACTCGAAGATCGAGCAGCTCGACAAGCAGCGCAGTGCGCTGATCGAGTCCGAGAAGCTCCTCGGCCGTAGTGCGGATAACGGTAGTGGTAATGGCTCGAGCCGTGCGCTGGCGCTCGCGGGATCGACTGCGTACACACAGCCGGGCTCGGCCTCGTTGCCTCAGCCGCGCAAGAAGCAAGAGAAGGAGCTGAGTGCTCTCGATTACTTGGCGCGCGCCGCGGTGGTCGCTTATTTCCAGAAGAATACTGGAAGGCTCACCGAAGAGGTGCGGCAGAAAATTCCAGGCTACGATGATGAAGTAACCAAGGAAGTATGTAATCTGGTTTTACGCGCTCCATCTGCGCCAGCACTTACTACGGTCACGGGCTGGGCGGCGGAACTCGTTCATCAGATTTATACTGATTTTATGGATTTGTTATTGCCCAGTTCGATCCTGCCGAGGCTTGCGGGATATGGTATGGCGCTCAGTTTCGGTGCTGCCGGGAGAATCATTATCCCGACACGTTCGCGAACTCCGTCATTGGCTGGATCGTTCGTCGGCGAGGGTATGGCTATTCCGGTCAGGCAGGGTTTATTTTCTTCGCAGACCCTGACGCCAAAGAAGGTTGCTGTGATTTCCACATGGACTAGGGAGATGCAAGATCACAGCATTCCTGCGATTGAGGGTCTTTTGCGCGAAGCCGTGCAAATGGATACTTCAATCGCCATCGATACTGTTTTGATCGATACTAATGCGGCAACGACCATCCGTCCAGCAGGATTGCTCAATGGGCTGACTCCGCTTACTCCCACAGCGGGTGGCGGCCTTACGGCATTAACTGGCGATCTAAAACAAATGGGCGAAGCGCTCGTTGCCGGGACCTACGGCAATGTGCGTAAGCCGGTGTGGCTGATAAACCCTGGCATGCTGTTTGCAGCTTCGCTGACGTCGGCGCCAAATACAGGTATCTTTCCTTTCCGTGACGAGATCAGTAGGGGAACCTTAAATGGAATCCCATTTATTGACTCAGTTACGGTCGGGATGGGTACGCTTACTTTGATCGACGCTGCTGATTTTGTTGTTGTAGGCGGTGAAGCTCCGAGGCTCGAACTCTCAGACCAAGCCACTCTGCATATGGAAGACTCGAATCCAACTGACTTGGTAAGTACCGGGTCGCCTGGAGTCGTAGCCGCTCCGCAGCGCTCGCTGTTTCAGACTGATAGTATCGCGCTGAGATTGGTAATGCCGCTCAACTGGTTGCAGAGGCGCGCCGGAACGATCGTGACGCTGAATGGAGCGACGTGGCAGTAAACTGATTAAGGGAAAAGTGAGGCGGCGAGAGATCGGGCGCAAGACATGATCGGGTTTCATCTCGAAGATGGCGCGCGACTGCCGCCTCACTTTCAAGTCTATCGCAATCCAACAATGGGAGCAACCTATATGGCAGAGAAATCGGCTGCGAACGAAGCCGCGGCCAGGCAGTTGGCTGAGGAGCGCAAGCTTCTCGCGCGATCGCACGAAGAATATGCAATGCGAATGAAGGGTCGGCCAACCCCGAGTCAGGAAGAAAACGACCTCGCTGCGCTCGGCGCGCATTTCGCCGAGCACGAACCCGACGGCGCCGACCCTGATCCATTCTTGCAGCCGACGCCGGTCGCGAAGCAACTGGAGCCCGCGAAGCCCGGCGGCGGCTATCAGACGCGCCAGGTGACGGCGAAGCAGCAGCCGGCGGCGCCTCCTGTTCCTCCGACTACTCATCAAGGGTGATCTCTTGTGGGCGCTCGCGATCTTGTTACGAACGCGTTGCGCACGGTCCTGCGCGCGGTCGAGGGCGCCTATCGGCCGGGTCCGTACTACCTCCGCTATTCGGGCGGCTGGCTGCCGAACGGCTCGTCGACCAATTTTTGGCAGCTCGGCCAGAACGTGCAGCCCTGGTCGACCTCGTCGGCCGTGGTCGAGGCCTGTATCTCGGCGTACAGCCAGACCGCGGCCATGTGCCCAGGAGCGCATTGGCGGCTCAACGACAAAGGCGGCCGGGACCGCGTCACGACGTCATCGCTGTCTCGTGTTCTGAAACAACCCAATGACTACCAGTCGATCAGCGATTTTTTGCTCAATGCGGTCCGTCAATTATATATGGAAGGGAATGCATATGCGCTGGCGCTGCGGAATGACCGCTACGAGATTCAAGAACTGCACTTGATGGACTCGTGGCTCTCGCGGCCACAGCTCGCGGTCGATGGCGAAGTTTTCTATCGGCTGTACGGCAACCAGGTTATCGCGCGGCGTCTCGACGAAAAACCGCTGGTGGTGCCTGCGCGGGATGTTCTCCATATCAGGCTGCACGTCGATCGCTCGCGGCGATTTCCGTTCCCGTTGTGGGGACAAACTCCGCTGCTCGCGGCGCTTAACGATGTCGGGTTGAGTGAGGCGATCGCTAATCAGCAGCTTGGATTTTATCAAAATCAGGCGCGGCCGAGCGCGGTTGTTTCAACTGATATGGTGCTCGACAAAGATAAAGTTCAGGACCTGCGTGACCGCTTGAATGAAGTTACGACAGGCGCGGCCGCGGGCGGCGTTCCAATTCTGACACACGGTTTGAAGATGTCGCCGTGGACGGTCGGCGGCCGCGACGCGCAGCTTGCGGAGATGCTCAAGATTTCCGAAGAGCACATTGCAATGGTGTTCCGCGTGCCAATGCAGCTTCTCGGATTGGGAGGAGCCCCGCTCGGTTCGACCGAGGCGCTCATGCAGTTCTGGGTTTCGACCGGTTTGGGATTTCTGCTTAATCATATAGAAGAAGCCGTGAGCGTACTTTTCCAACTCAAAGGCTATCCTGAAGAATATGTCGAGCTTGATACTCAAGCGCTGCTGCGTTCAAACATGAAGGAACGTATTGAGTCGCTCGCCCGCGGAGTTCAAGGCGGTATTTACTCGCCGAATGAAGCGCGGCAGCTCGAAGGCTTGCCATCCGTGAAATTCGGCGATTCGCCCAGAGTGCAGGCGCAGGTGGTCCCATTGGAGGCGGCCGGCGCAATTCCTCCCGCTAAATCGAGCCCAGCCGCGCCGGCGGCTCCTGCTGGACCAGCTGTGCCGATGGAGCCAAAACCTCCAGATAACTCTGATACAGATAACCAAGCGGAATATGTGAATGGCGTCAAACGGCACCTCAGAGGCATCGTCAGTTACGCCGCCGCCCGAAAACGCTTTAATTCTTGATGCTTGGCATCAAGCGCTTGGCGACGTCCTCGCCGATCAGCAGCATCAATGGGATCGCGCACGCGCGCTGATGGAAGCGCAGGCTCACGCGATCCTTGCCGATTCCCGCGCAGTGGTTGCCGATCTGCGCGCCGAGATCGCGAGCTTGCGAGAGGAAGTGCGTGCGCATGTGGCGGCGCTGCGCAGCGGCATTGACGGAGCGCCCGGGCCGGTTGGGCCGATCGGTCCTGCTGGAGCCGCGGGAGAGCGCGGGTTGCCGGGATTGGACGGTGCGCCAGGTCTGGGAGGCGAGCGCGGGGAAAGAGGTGAAACTGGGGCTGCTGGAATAGCGGGCCCCGCGGGCGAGTCGATTATCGGTCCTCCGGGACCGACCGGCGAGCGAGGTGAAACTGGGGCTGCTGGAATAGCGGGCCCCGCGGGCGAGTCGATTATCGGTCCTCCGGGACCGATCGGCGAGCGAGGTGAAACTGGGGCTGCTGGAATAGCGGGCCCCGCGGGCGAGTCGATTATCGGTCCTCCGGGACCGATCGGCGAGACTGGTTTGCAGGGCCCCCCAGGGCCTCGCGGCGATCAGGGCCTCCCTGGTATTGATGGCGCGGCTGGCGTTCCAGGGCCAGTCGGCGCCGCTGGGCCGGCTGGATTGGACGGAGCCCCAGGTATTGCTGGTGTCGCGGGCGAGGTCGGACCGGTCGGACCGATCGGTCCGCAAGGGCTCGCCGGATTGGACGGAGCCCCAGGCCTCGCCGGCCAGGTCGGCGAAGCAGGTCCGGCCGGCGCTCCCGGAATTGCCGGCGAGCGCGGCGTAAAAGGGGACGCAGGCGAACCGGGTAGGCCGGGAATTCAGGGCGAGCGAGGACTCCAAGGGGAGCGCGGAGAACCCGGCCGAGATGGGCGCCCGGGCGCTCAGGGTGCGCCTGGGGAGCGCGGCAATCCAGGGACGCCCGGAGAAAAAGGCGCGACGGGCGCGCTCGGCCCGCAGGGCCCGGCGGGCATCAAGGGCGACCGTGGTGATACCGGAACGCTGCGTGTTGCGGAGCCCTGGACAGAGCGCGTGTTTTATGAGGGCGACGTTGTCACGCACGCGGGAGGAACGTGGCAAGCAGTGCGCGACACTGGTCGCCCGGTGGCCACGGAAGACTGGATTTGCCTCGCGGCGCCCGGCGCGGCCGGTCGAGACGGTCGCGACGGGCGTGGCATGACGCTGCGGGGCACATATGCGCCGACGTCGAAGTATCGCGGCCTCGATGTTGTAGCGCTGAATGGGGCGTCTTTCGCGGCATTGCGCGACGATCCAGGTCCGTGCCCTGGCGATGGCTGGCAATTGCTGGTTAAGCAAGGGAAGCAGGGTCCGCCGGGTGACGCTGGCCCGAGGGGCGAGCGTGGCGACCGCGCGCCGCGGTTGACGGGCTGGACGATCGATCGCGCGCGCTACCTCGCGACGCCGACGCTGTCCGACGGCACGCAGGGTCCTGCGCTCGAACTGCGCGAACTGTTCCAGCAATTTCAGCGAGAAACGACACCGGAGTGAAGGTGCGCCGCGGGCAAAAGAGACTTGGGCTCCATCTGGAATTTGGCCTGCGGCGCGTCATCCTTGGCCGATGACGCTGCCAGCATAGCAATTCGTTCGACGAGAAACAACATGGCCGATCGAATTATTACGGTCCTGACTCCGGCAACAAACTTCGACTTAATGACGCTGTCCGAAGCGAAAATGCTCATGGGCATTTCCCCGCTCGATACGAGTCAGGACGCGGCCCTCCAGTTTTTCATCGACATCAATTCGCAGGTCATCGCGCGGCTGTGTAATCGGACCTT